TTCGAGGGCCTGAAGCTACGTCTGGCGGACAACACGTTCTACACCCCGGACTTTGCGGTCATGGCAGCCGACGGCGTCATGGAGTGCCACGAGGTGAAGGGCCATTGGCAGGACGATGCAAGGGCCAAGATCAAGATCGCCGCGGCCATGTACCCGTTCCGCTTCATTGCGGTGAAGGTCAAGCCCAAGCGGGACGGCGGCGGCTGGGCAGTGGAGGAGTTCTGATGGCAGAGGTTAGCTACAGGGTGACGGTCCGCTGGCGCTGGTGGTTCCACATCTGCCTGGCCTGCTGGCGGCTCCTTCGGCTGTTCGACATTCAGCCAAGCGCTGAAGGCTTGGACTGGTACATCCGTCGCGGCCTGGTACTGCGAATGACGAGGGTTGCTGATGGACGTTCCACGGATTGAAGAGGTTGCGGCAGCACTGGCCGCCGAGCAGGCTGCGCGCGCTGCAGCAGTCGCCGCCTTGGCTGCGCGCATCGATGGCAGCACAGACGCTCGCATTGACCGAATGGTCGGGATCATCGAGCAGCAGGGACTGCAGATCGCCGAGCTTGCCACGCACGTCGGCATGCTCGTGCAGTCAGTGGCTCAGCTGCTGGGTGAGGAGATGGGATCGCCGGTACAGGACGAAGGCACCCAGCCCGAGCGTGTGGATCTCGACGGGAAACCCTACTGATGGCAGCAGGACCGATCCAACGCCGTGGCAGAACCCGGCAGACCGGTGGCAGCGCATTCGCTCATCTGTATGGCACGGCACGCTGGCAGCGCACGCGGAAGGCACAGCTGGACCGTGAGCCGTTGTGCAGCAGGTGCAAAGCCCGAGGCCACGTGACGGTGGCGACGGTGTGCAACCACACCAACGGGCATCCGGCCGGGGAGACCGAGGAAATGTTCTGGACAGGTCCCTTCGATAGCCAGTGCGCCAACTGCCACAGCAGCGACCAGGCGCGCATTGAGCGTGGTTCGGCGCAGATCCGAGGGTGTGACAGCGACGGCTGGCCGATCGGCATCTAGTGTGTTTCACGCAAATGTTCCACGAGGGGGGTCAAATTTATGGAGGTGGTCGGCGCCTAGACCGACCGCCCCCCCAAACGCGCGTATCCACAATTCGTCGGACGACCCCCCGACGTTCTCAAACCCCTTTGATATCACTGCATTTTCCCGAGGAATTCATGGCAAGGCCTCGACTGCCCGTCGCAAAAGCTGCGACAAGCGGCGCCGCCATCAAGAACCCTGGCCGGCACGCCGGTAGGAAGCGCCCGACCGGCGTTCGCGCCTTGGGCGAGCCCTACAAGACGATGACGGCCGGCGAGAAGCGCGCGTGGAAGGAGTTCGCCGCAGAGATGCCCTGGCTCAACGCAAGCCACCGCGTGCTGCTACGCCTGGCTTGCCTCTGGACCGCTCGCATGGAAGACCCGAAAGCCGAATTCGGCGTGTCAGCAACCCAGGCGCTCAGCTCGATCTTGTCGAAGCTGGGTGCCACTCCTGTGGATGAATCGAAGGTTTCGCATGGCGGTGACGACGAAGACGCGGGCGAAGAATTCTTCGCCGGCGCAGGTTCCGGCCGATCGCACTAGGGCATACGCGCTGGACGTGGTAGCTGGCCGCATTGTTGCCGGGCCACATGTGCGCAATGCGTGCCGTCGCCACCTCCAGGATCTAATCCAAGGCCCCGAACGGGGCCTTTTCTTTGACCACGAAGCTGCCGATTACGCGTTCCGGTACTTCGAGAACGTGCTCATGCTGTCGGAGGGCCAGTTCGAGGGCCGGAAGTTCGAGCTGCACCCGTCGCAGGCGTTCATCATCGGCTCGCTGTTTGGCTGGAAGGGGCCCGATGGTCTGCGCCGCTTCCGCCGCGCGTACATCGAACAGGGCAAGGGCAACGGAAAAAGCCCGCTTGCCGGTGGGCTCGGCCTCTTGGGGATGACGGCAGCGGGCGAGGCCGGCGCGCAAATCTACGCGGCGGCGGCCAAGAAGGACCAGGCGGGCATTCTGTTCGCCGATGCCGTGAAGATGGTCAAGAAGTCGCCGCTGCTGGCCAAGCGCGTTGAGTTCGCTGGCGGCGAAGGCCGGGAATTCAGCATGGCGCACCACGCCAGCGCGAGTTTTTTCCGGCCTGTGTCCCGCGACACGGGGCGTACCGGCTCTGGTCCCCGGCCGTACTTCGTGCTGGTCGATGAGGTGCATGAGCTTCCCGACCGGCGAATCATCGAAATGTTGGAGCGCGGGTTCAAGTTCCGCCGCGAGCCGCTGCTTTTCATGATCACCAACTCCGGCAGCGACCGGACCTCGGTCTGCTGGGAAGAGCACGAACATGCGGTGAAGGTTGCCGCCGGCCACACCGAAGCGGTCAACGATCCGACCTTCATTGGCGATGTGATCGATGACCGCACCTTCAGCTACGTGTGCAGCTTGGACGACGGCGACGACCCGCTGGAGGACCCCAGTTGCTGGGCGAAGGCCAATCCCCTGTTGGGGGTAACGATCACCGAGCAGTACCTGGCGGATGTGGTGGCGCAAGCCAAGGCCATTCCCGGGTCACTGAACGGCATTCTTCGGCTTCACTTCTGCGTGTGGACCGATGCGGAGACCGCTTGGATGACACGCCCGACACTGGAACCGGCCCTGGCCGACTTCGATCCACACGTACATGCGGGGCGCAAGGTCTACCTCGGTCTCGATCTGTCACAGGTGCGGGATATCACCGCGATGGCTGCGGTGGTCGAGACCGGCACTGTGCCGGTGGAGGTCGAGGTCGAGGGCGAGAAACTCGTCATCGAGAAGCCGACATTCGACGCGTGGATCGAGGCGTGGACGCCTGGCGACACGCTGGACGCGAGGCAGCTGCAGGACAAGCTTCCGTACCGCGCTTGGGTCAACGGCGGCTTCCTGCACGCGCCGCAGGGCCAAGCGATCAACTTCCGGCACGTGGCTCAGGTCATGGCCGAGTACGACAGCCGGTACGACGTGCAGCTGGTCGCATACGACCGCTACGCGTTTCGGCGCTTCGAAGAAGAGGTCAACGACATTGGTTTGTCGGTGACCTTCGCCGAGCACCCGCAGGGCGGCTGCAAGAAGGGCAAGCCACTGGAGGCAGCGGTAGAGGCTGCCGAGCAGTCGGGCCAGCCAGCTCCGGAGGGCATGTGGATGCCCGGGTCACTGCGGTTGCTGGAGGAAGCGCTGCTGGAAGGGCGCCTGCGCCTGCGTCGGAACCCGGTGTTGGTGTCCGCAATCATGTCCGCCGTCATCGAATCGGACCGCTGGGGCAACAGCTGGCTGTCGAAGGCGAGGTCGGCAAACAAGATCGACGCCGCGGTGGCCCTTTGCATGGCCATCGGCGCGGCACACGCCATGCCGCAGGACTCCGGCGGCATTGATGACTACTTGGAAAACGGCTTCTTTGGACTGATCGGATGACAACTTTTCGCTGGTACAACCCGATGAGCTGGCGGTTCTTCGGCTATGACGACCCCGCGACGGGGAACTACGTCGAAGTCGACCTCTCGGTCGGTGGAAAGGGCACGAAAGCCGGTGTTCGCGTAACCCAGAAGAGCGCCCTTACGGTCAGCATCGTCTGGTCATGCGTGAAGGTGCTTTCCGAGTCCGCTGCCGGCCTGCCTTGGAAGCTGTACGAGGACAAGGGCGGTCTGCGAGCCCTTGTAAGGGGCAGCAGCGCCCAACGGCGCCGCCTGCTGAGGCTGCTGGCCAAGCCCAATCCGTACATCAAGTGGTTGGACCTGATCAAAGCGGTCGTGGTGAACATGGCGTTGCGCGGCAACGCTTTCGTCATCATTCGACGCGATGACCAGGGTGAATGGATCGGTCTGATCCCGGTCGCGGTCGACAACGTCCGAATCGACACCGACGACGGCCTGACCTATTGGGCAACGATCAATGGCAGCGAAACGCCGGTATCACCGGAGAACATGCTGCACTTCAAGTTGTTCAGTGCGGACGGCATTGTTGGCCTGTCGCCAGTTGAATACCAGGCTGAAACCATAGGCTTGGCGCGCGCCGCGCAAGATTGGTCAGCACGCTTCATGCGCAAGGGCGGCTTCACCGGTGGGTACATCATCTACCCGGGCTTCCTGACCAAAGAACAGCAGGCCCAGATCAAAGCGAAGCTCCCGGATATCCGCCAGGGTGACGTGGATGACCTGGGCAAGATGGCCATCCTTCAGGGCGGACCAACGATCACGCCTGCCGGCCTGACGCAGAAAGACAGCCAGTTCATCGAATCGCAGCAGTTTCAGGAAGAGGCGCTCGCCGGCATCTGGGGCGTTCCGCTCTACCTGACGAACCGCGCCCGCTCCACTTCCGTGCTGGGCTCGAATCTGGAGCAGCAGACCAGCGGCTTTGTGACGTTCGGGCTGAAACCCTACCTCGACGCGATCGAAAGCGAGATCAACGACAAGTTGTTCGCAGATGGCGACATGTTCGTGGAGGCCGTCGTAGAGGGCCTGCTACGCGCCGACAGCGGAGCACGCGCCACCTACTACAAGACCGCCTTGGGCGGATCTGGTGGTTCGGGCTGGATGGCGATCAACGAGGTCCGGGTGAAAGAGAACCTGCCTGTGCTGGAGGGCGAGCAATACAACCAGGTCACCCGGTGGACCAGCAACCAACCCGATTCCAGCAGCGACGACCCAACGGGAGATCCCGCCAATGCTTAGCAAGTACTCCTGCCCGTTCGAGGTCAAGGCGGCGGACGACGCCGGCAACTTCGAGGGCTATGCCTCGGTGTTCAACAACGTGGATCTCGGCGAGGATCTGATCTTGCCGGGCGCCTTCGTCAAGGTGAAGACCACCCGCACCGGCCGCTTGCGCCTGGCGCTGTATCACGACCTGACTCGCCTGATCGGTGATGCCGAATTCAAGCAAGACGACAACGGCCTGCACATCAAGGGCAAGGTCAACCTCAACGTCAGCTATGCAAGGGACGCATACGAGCTGATGAGGGCCGGCACGCTCGATGAAATGTCGGTCGGCTTCAACACGCTGGAAGACGCGATGGAAAACCGCGAAGGACGGCGGGTGCGCGTCATCAAGAAGGCCGAATTGTGGGAAGGGTCGGTTGTCCCCTTCGGTATGAACCCGGAAGCACAGGTGCTGAGCGTCAAGTCCGATGTTCGCACCTTCGAATCGGCCCTGCGCGAGCGCATGGGGCTGTCCCAGAAAGAGGCGGCGGCCGTCGCCTCGCTCGGCTTTCCTGCGATCCACCGTGACGGTGGCATCGGGGACACGGAGACCGTGCAGCAGCTGAAGCAACTCGGCACATCCATCGAATCCATTTTCAAAGGTATGAACCCATGAGCGAGACCATCACCGATATCCGCGACGGCCTGGAAAAGCAGCTGAAGGACGGCTTCGCCGGCCTGCAGAAGAAGTACGACAGCGCCTCGGCCGAGATCGAAAAGGGCAACCAGGTCACCACCGACCTGAAGAAGCAGATCCAGACCGCCACCGACGAAATCCAGAAGGTTGTGGACAAGGTCCTGAAGCTGGAAGAAAAGGGCATCGGCCTGGGCAGTCAGCCCGGCACGAAGAAGGGCTTCATCGACTTCATCAAGGGCAACGACGAGTACAAGGCCTTGCAGGGGCGTGAGAAGTCGGCAGCCGAGATCGAGGTCAAGAAGGATGAGCTGGCGTCCATGCAGGAAGCCAAGGCTGTCACCAGCGCCGGCATCGTGGTCCCCAACTTCGACCCGACCATCCAGCCTGGAATCCGCCAGGAACTGCGTATTCGCGACCTGATTCCGTCGATCTCCGTCACCGGCCAGAGCTACACCTACTTCCGCGAGAAGCTGCACACCCGCGGCGCCGGCCCGGTCGGCGAGGGCGGCGCCAAGCCGCAGAGCAACGTCACCTTCGAGCAGAAGACCGACCTGGTGAAGAAGCTGGCGGTCTGGATCCCGGTCACCGACGAAGCGCTGGACGACGTGCCGCAGATGTACGGCTACCTGCAGCAGCTGCTGCGCTACGACCTGAAGCTGGAAGAAGAAGTCCAGATCCTGAAGGGCGACGGCCTGGGCAACAATCTGCCGGGGCTGATGACCGACGCCACGCTGTTCGATGACGACCTGTCCAAGGCCAGCGACACCTCGATCGACACGGTCCGCCGCGCGATCTACCAGGTGCGCAAGCAGTCGAAGCTGTCGGCCGATGCCACGGTGATGACCGAGCTGGACTGGATGAACATCGAGCTGGAGAAGGACAGCCAGAACCGCTACCTGTTCGCCAACCTGCAGGGCTTCGTGACCCCGATCCTGTGGGGCCGCCCGGTGGTGGCTTCCGACAGCATGGACGAGGGCGACGGCACCACCACCGGTGGCGAGTTCCTGGTCGCCAACTTCCAGCGCGGCGCCACGATCTACGACCGCATGAGCTTCCTGTTCAAGGTCGGCCTGATCAACGACGACTTCGTGAAGAACCAGCGCGTGCTGCTGGTGGAAGAGCGCCTGGGCTTGGCCAAGCGCCGCGTCGAAGCGTTCGTGAAGGGCCGCTTCAAGCCGCAGGCCTAATCGCCGCCAACCACGAGAGAGGCCGGCCATGCGCCGGTCTCTCTCCCGATACCGAGTGACGAAGATGAAAATCAAAGCACTGTGGGGCTTCCGTGGCGATGCCCCGAAGCTCAATTCCCCGTCCGCCGATGTGAAGGCGGGCGATGTTCTGCCGGACGTGGATCCCGAATACGGTCACGCGCTTGTCGGCAAGGGCCTGGTGGTGCAGTTGCATGAAGGCGCAGCGCCCAAGGAGACGAAGCCGGCCCAGCCGAGTGAATCCAAGGCAGGCGAGGGCGACACCTCGGCGGCGGCGGCTCCGGATGCCCAGGCCGATGCCGTGGTCGACGCTGGCGACAAGCAGGCGGCCAGTGGCGATGCCACCGCCGCTACCCAGCCGACTGCTGCTGTCGACGCGGGCACCGATGGTGTCGCCGATGCCGGCGGCGCAGATGAAAAGCAGCAGCTGATCCAGCAGCTGGAGGCGGCAGGCGTCACCTTCGATCGTCGCTGGGGCGCGCAGCGCCTGGCGGAGGTGCTGGCGGACGCCCAGAAGAGCGGGAAGCCGGGGTAATGGCTATCACCCTCGACCTTCCACTGGTGCGCGAGCAGTGCCGGATCGTTGACGAGATCAGCGACGCGTTGCTGCAGTTATACGTTGACGCTGCCCTAGCCCATGTGCAGATGCACTGCGATCGCACCTTGGTCGAGGGTGACCCTTCCAGCGAGGGCGAAATGGCACTGACGGCCGACGTGCGCCAAGCAGTGTTGCTGATGGTCGGCAACTGGGCGGAAAACCGCAGCGCGGTAGGCGAGTTGACCTCGGAAATCGAGCTCGGCGTGTCCAGGCTTCTTTGGTACAGGAAACGATTCTGATGGCCACTTCAGCAGGGCAGCGCCGCCACCTGATCCGGTTCGAGCGGCCAGTCGACGTACGGGACCCGTTGGGCGGGTCTAACAAGAAGGGGTGGGAGCTCGTCGCCGAAGCGTGGGCGAAGAAGACGAATCAGCTCAGTGCCACGGCAGAGGCGATCGCGGCTGGCGCCGAACGCTATCGGGAGCAAGTCCGCTGGGACCTGATCCCGCGCCATGTCGAGCCCACTTGGCGCATTGTGGAGCGGGGCAAGCCGTATGCGATCAAGAGCATCGCCCCAAGCAACGATGGCAGCGAGATGGCGATCATCGCCGTAGCGGGGTTAAGCAATGGCTGAGCAGGTATCCATTCACGGCTTGGTCGGCTTGCTGCGGTCGCTGAGGGAGGCGCCCCGGGCCGTACAGGGAAGTGCGGTCCGAGCCGGTATGCGCAAGGGCGGCAATGTGATCCGGGACGACGCGAGGCGCCGTGCGCCGAAGGCGTCGGGGTTCTTGGCAAGCCAGATCATCACGCGCCGAGCCAACGCGCAAAACAGGTCCCGCGCTGGCGTGGGCAAGGACGGGGAGTACTTCACCGTTGGGGTGAAGTCTGGCCGCCGACGCAAGTACGCCAACACCAAGCGGAACAAGCGACGTGGTCGAGCGGGGAAATCCTACGTTGACCGCGGCTGGGCCTACTACTGGCGGTTCCTCGAGTTCGGCACGAAGAAGCAGCGGGCTTCGCCGTTCTTGACGCCGGCCGGCGAAGCCAAAGGCCCGGAGGCGGCACAGGTGATCATCGATGAGACCCGGGCCGCGCTCGACAAGCAGCTGAGGAAGGAGGGCTGGAGATGATGGTTCCCCTGATCCAATCGCTGCTGGAAGACGATGCGACCGTCCAGCAGCTGCTCGGTGACCCCGCCCGCTTGTTCCTGGGCAGCGCGGCCCAGGACACGCCGCTCCCATACGCGACGTGGGAAGTTGTCAATGGCTCGCCTACCGCGATGCTGTCTGAGCCGCCGCCGGCGGACGGCTGGCGGGTCCGCTTGACCGTGTGGGGCGAGAGCCTCAGCCAGGCCAACGGCGTTGCAGTCGCCATCCGGGATGTGATCGAGCGCGTGGGCAGCATCGAGTCGCACAACCCCACGCCCGACAGCGACGACACGGACGCAATGGGCATTTCATTCGACGTGCGGCTGCTGCAGCTGCGCTGACCCACTCAACGGCAACCCACCGGCCCCGCAAGGGGCTTTTTTCATGCCCGGTGACGGGCACAACGCAAGGAAACCCCTATGGGACAGGTAATCAAGTCGAAGCACACCCAGCTGTTCATCGCTATCGGCGATGCCGAGGTCATCAAGGTGACCCGCATTCGCTCGGTCGGCTTCCCGGACGGCCAGGCGTCGGAAATCGACATTTCCGACTTCGATGACGACTGGGATCAGTTCGTCGCCGGCCGCAAGGCAACCGGCAGCACCAGCATCGAGGTCATCTATGACTCGGTGGACTCCGAAGCGCTGGAACAGCTGCACCTGACCGGCGCAGTGGTCAACTTCCTGGTCACGGCGCCGGGCAGCGAAACGGCCGGCGTGGCGAAGCCGGTGGCCGTTGATGGTGTGATCACCCCGCCCACCACCGTCGTATCCAAGCAGTTCAACGGGTTCGTCCAGAACTTCGCGGTGACGGTGGCCGACAACGATGTGTGGAAGGCCACGATGACCATCCGCGGCTCCGGCGCCGTCACCACGCACCGCCCGACGCCGTAAGGCTCCGGCAACGGCGCACACCCCAAGCCCGCTTCGGCGGGCTATCTCTTTGGCAGGGCGCGCGGATCCTCCGCGTGTTAGCCGTGCGCGGCCCGCGCGCCCTGCCGCCATTCAAGGAAACGGCCGATGAGCAAGACCAATGAAACCCCCGAAACCCAGCCGCAGCAGCCCGTGAGCATCCTGCAGTCGTTCACCAACCTGGGCATGTTCGCGTCCAAGGACGTGCACGCCGACACGATCACTCTGCCCAACGGAGCCAAGGCGCAGTTCCACGTGCGCGAGCTGCCGGATGCCGAGTTCCGCAAGCTGTGGAGTGAAGGCGACCGCGCGAAGCTGATCGCGGCAAGCATCTGCGACGAAGACGGCAAGCCCGTGATGAACGTAACGCAGGCCGCCCAGCTGAAACCGCTGGTGGCGGCAGAGCTGCAGCGCGTGGCCATGAAGCACTCCGGCTTTGGTGACGAAGCCGCGCAGGCTCAGGCCGACGCGGGAAACGACTAAGGCAGCGCGGCGAGGACTGGTTCTGGAAGGTCCTCGCCGGCCACCTGCACCGGCCGGTGTCGGAACTGCAGGCGACCATGTCGCGCCGAGAGTTCCTGGAATGGTGGGAGTTCCACAAGCGCAACCCCATCGATCCGGTCAGCCTGCACCTGAAGCCCGCTGCCTTCGTCGCCTACATCACCGCTGCACACAGCCAAGGCGGAACCAGGCGTGGCATGCAGCACTACCTGGACGCCCTTGCGCCCCGATCCGACGAGGACGAGGCAGAGGACTGGTTCGATCGATTGGGATAACCATGACCGACACTTTCGGGCGCTTCGCCGCTACCCCCATCGGGCCACTGCTCGCCGCACGTGAGGGCGGGTTGACCCTGGCCACCACCGGCGCTACCGCGCCGGCCAGCCACGCACGCTCCGATTTCAGCCTCGATGCCGGCACGGTAGGCGTGGAGTTTGCTGTTTGGGGCGACGATCCCATCTCCGCTCTTGTCGGGTTCGCCTCCGCTTCGGCGGCGCTGAACAAGGCGCTTGGCGCAGAAGTTGCCAGCATTGGCTGGGACCTTGGTGCCGGGCGCCTGCTGCAGGCTGGTGGAGGGATCGCAACCGGGCTGCCGGTTGTCGCCCATGGCGACATTGTCGGGCTGCAGGTGGTGTTCGGCACCCCGCGTCAGCTGCGTCTGTTCCTCAACGGTGTGCAGGTGCATCTGCAGGAGCTTCAGCTGTCCGGCCCGCTTTACTTCGCCGCGTCGTTGGGTGCCACCAAGGCCGGCGGTCTTTGCTTGGCGGTCAATGCGGGGCAGTGGGGGCCGCGTAGCGAAGCGGCGGCGGCCGGTTGGCGGTTCCCTACTGCAGCTGCCACGGCCACGCGCCTGGCCGACGTTGACTGGCTTTCGGCCCCGGGCGATAGCCCCGCAAACGCCCGATATGAGGGGTTGGTGGCCGAGGGCGTCAACCTGATACAGGAACTGGCGTTCTGGCCATGGGGCGGTGATCCGGTGTCCCAGGCTGCGGCAGCCGAGTGTGTCGTGGTCGATGCAGATGGCCTGCTGGACGGAATGGCAGGAACGGGGGCCTCTGGCAGCTCGGTGCAGATCCTGCTGGCCTCTGAAAGCGGCATGCGAGCCGACGCCATGCCCGCGTTTCGCTGTGCGATCGAGCAAATCGAGGTCAACGACGACGGCACGAAGACGCTGCACCTGCGCGATGCGCACGACTATCTGGACGAGACGATCAACCGGGGCGTGTTCCTGCCGAACATTGCCTCGCTGGCGTGGAAGCCGCAGCCGGTGGTGATCGGCGCAGTGGCCAGCATCCCGGCGATGGGGGCCAACTCGGATGCGACCTCCATGTTTGTGGCGGACGGCCGGGTGTACATCAACGCCGTGATGGATCGCGGCGACCTGATGGAGACCAACACCTATAACGAGGCGCCCGACGGTCAGCAGCTGCTGTTGAAGTCCCCGCCGGTGACGCCGGTCGTTGTTGACGCTTCCAGCATCGGCGGGGGCATGATGCCGGCCCGGCTGGAGCAGGCGGTGGGCGACATAATGGCGCGCCTCGGTCGCGCTGCCTGGTCATCGAGTGACTGCGCGGTGATTGACCTGGTCTCGGGCTATCTGGGCATCGGCTACTACGCGGGAACGGCCATCACGGGCCGAGCGGCGCTGAACGCGATCTTGCCCAGCTACGGGGCAGGTTGCTATCAAGATCCAGCGGGTGTGCTGCGCTTCGTGCGCGTGACCGCTCCCGAGGCGCACGTGGGCGAATTTGCCTTCGACCTGTCCGAGGCGGATCTGGCGGCAGATCTGGTCATGGTGCCCGACGATGCACCGAACCTGACCCGGCGCATGGCATACCGGCCCAATGGTCAGGCGCTGGCTGCATCCGACTTGGTCACCGACGTGGTCGACGTGCCGCAGCCCCGCCGCGACGAGCTGACCGGGCTTTTCCGGGGGCAGGTATACGGGGCAGGCCCGCTGCACGCTCACTACCAACGGGCTGAGGCTGCCGATCCTGTGGTCTCGCTGTTCTGGCATGCAGCCGATGCGCAGATTGAGATCGACCGCATCCTTGGCATGTACCAGGTGCAGCGCTACTTCTACCAGCTCGCGGTGCGTGGTGATCAGGATCTGGCGCCGCTGCCGGGGCAAATTGGCAGGCTCACCTACAGCCGCTACGGCCTCGAAGACGGCAAGCCGGTGCTGGTGCGGCGCGTGGAACGCAACCCTGCCACGGGGGACGTGGTGCTGACGGTGTGGGGATGAAGACGTGCTGATTGGATATGGAATGCCGGCTGTCCAGACAGTCACCCTCACCGGTGGAACCTGGCTGAGCGCGGATCAGGGCTCGGCGCTCTTCGATGGCAAGCCAGGGCGGGCATCGCGAATCCGGCGCACGGGTTCGCTGGCGATCACGATCACCCTCGCCGATGCCGTGGTGCCGGCCATCGTCGCCGTGCTCGGACTCAACCTGCCCCCGGGCGTGCCTGTCACCGCCGCCGGCGCGACCGGCACTACGGTGAGGTTGCCGGACGGCAGCGTGTGCGCCTGGCTGTTTCCCGAGGAGGCTCCACTGCTGTCGACGGTGTCGGTCGAGATTGCCACGACCGCAACGAACGTGGATGTAGGCGAGATCGCGATCTTCCAGGCTGTGGACGTGGGGATCACCGATGGTTGGGCGGTGGCCACGATCGATACCAGCGTGCACACGCGCACGAAGGGCGGCCAGGTCAACACGGTTCCAGGTGCGCTGTACCGCAGACTGACTTGCAACCTGTCCGGCCGGGCAACGGACGTTGTGCGCGGAGGCGGTTTGAACGGGACCGATTGGGAGATGATCGGCGCGGCGCTGGCTGGCCGTCGCCGATCCTGTGTCATTCCGCAGTACCGGGACATGAGCACCAAGGCGTTCAATCCGCTGTTGGCCGCCCGATCAGCACTCTACGGCTACCCGACGCAGCTGCCTTCGGCCGAGAACATCAGCCGCCAGTACTTCTCCGGGTACATGGAGTTTGAGGAAGTCCCTGCGTAGCTGGCATGATCCCTGAAAATCTAGGGAGGTTCTATGAACTTTGGGAAGTTGTTCGCACCGTTGCTGCTTGTGGCGTTGGCTGGTTGTTCGTCGCCCAAGGATGACGGCTCAAAGAGAGCCTTGTTGAACTGCATGAGCGCAATTCAGTCGGCTTCGGATAATCCAAGTGCTACGAAGGTCCCGTATTCCAAGGACTGGGGAACGGCTGGAGAGCACTATTTTTCCTGGCCGGCAGGGTCAGGCCTGATCTTGGCTACAAAAGGCGGGGCCGCGCAGCCGGCCTCGGCGTCCTGTATCACGAACGCAGCTGGAATCGTGACCGACATGACCATCAACGGGTCGGAAATCCCGATTCGCTAAGCCCCCCCTCCATCAGTCTCAAAGCCCGCCCTGTGCGGGCTTTTTTTTTGGAAAAGCGATGAGCCTCTACACCCTTACCGTTGACCTGTTGCTGAAGTCCGGATCCTTCGAGCGCGACAGTGGGAAGGCTGCGCGTGTGGTTCAGCGCGATATGGCGACTATCCAAGCATCGATGTCGGACGCGTCCCGGCGTGGAGCCGATGAGGTCGCTGCCGGCTTCCGGCGCGTTGCGTTTGAGGCCGTGGGACTCACCTCCGCACTGGTAGCCGTCAAAGCCGCAGTTGGCAAGGCGGACGAATGGACGAATCTCAACAACCGGCTGCGGTTGGTCACTCAGGGGCAGGCGCAGTTTGCTGCCGCGCAGGCTGACGTGGTCCGAATCGCTGGTGCCGCTCGACAGCCTCTTGGGGCCACTGCAGAACTCTACCAGCGGATTGCGATGAACCAGGAAGCCCTCGGGCTGTCCGGTGGGGAGCTGGCGCGAGTCGTTGAAACGATCAGCAAGACGATGGTGATCAGCGGCACGTCCGCAGCAGGGGCCGACGCCGCGCTGGTTCAGCTCGGCCAGGCATTTGCCTCCGGAACGCTTCGAGGAGAGGAACTGAATTCGGTGCTTGAGCAGGCTCCCGCGCTGGCTCA